GTGGGTCTGGATGCGCGCTCAAAAAAGGTGGGGGTCATACGATCGCGCTTAGAACTATTGCATTGAGTGCAACAAGCCACCATATTAGAAGCTTCATCAGTGCCACCCTTGCTGATAGGTATTAGATGATCAACTGTAGTGGCTTCAAGGCCGCAGTAATGGCAAGTGTTGTAATCTCTTTGAAGCACTTGAAGTCTTGTCTTTTGGTAATAGCTTGAGTTGTAGCGTCTGCTCAATGCCAGCCCCGAGTCTCAAGGTGATGCAGTGCATCGCAAGCGCATTTATATCTATGTCTTATGTATTTAATGTGTGCATCTATTTGCTGCTTAGGGCTAAGGTCTCTATACCAAGTAGAACGCATCTGCCCTAGACCATAATGAGAGCCATTGCGAGCCTTTGGATTCCATCTACTCTCTTTATAAATTAACCAGTTATAACATTGAAACTCTTGCCAATCTAATTTGTTGTAAGCATAAAGCTTTAGATTCATATCTGCTTCTGATGATTGTATAGATATAGCCTGTAAGGCCAGTAGCATCAGCGAAAGGCAATAGGCTGTCCTAACCTTCGCTGAAGGGCCAGCTATGCGCCCGCGCTTTGGCGTTATGGTAATGCCTTTGTCAAATATCTTACGCATTGACTTACTCCTCATCTCACTATATGGACAAGTTTTATTAGTATTTACTAGAAATCAACCCCATCAGGCATATCAATATGGTCATCTATATCTCTCCATATTGGGTATATGTCATCTTTCATTCTAACTCCCATATCTTCTTAAACTCTAACTGGCCTGATTGAAAGGCGTCTTTCAGCCTTTCCCTGCCGTCACTATGGAACTTAGTAACTAGATAGGGCTCAGCTATTGTGCCTTCTAGCCATTCAACTCTTTCACCATTTGGATCAATAACATCATCGCCATTGATATAGTGGAACTTATCTAGTATCGCATCAATTGATGATTCTCTTACTGTCTCAACTATTTCGCTAGATATATTGCTTTTTACCCATTTGACGAATTCGCGCTCATTCTTGATGACCCACTTAAACTTAGGCTTACTGGTAGTCACATAGGCGATTACATCATCACCATATTCAGCCTTTACTCTGTCTGCTCCTATATTGTCCATTTCGGCCTGTAAAGCTGCTCTCAGCCTATCCTTAGCCTTCTTAGCCTCATCAGCTATTAGACTCACCGCTGCTAGTTCCAGACTCAGTTCCTTGATTCCCATCTCTTTGCTCCCTTTTTTTTGCTCTGTTTAATCTAACTTCTAGTGAGTGGATATTGATTCCACAGTCTTTGGCGATAAACTCCTTATCAAATCCCCACTCCATTAGCTGACGGATATATCTAATAGAGTGGGGCTTGCTCACTTCTTCCCTGCCCATCCTTCTCCTTTGAATATTGCTGGCGTTGGATGCCATACGCGCCACATAGGCACATTGCAATTATCGCAGGTTACTTCATATTTCTGGACTATTGATGCAACTAACTCCCTTGATTTATCGCATTTGTCGCATCGATATTCATAAATTGGCATTGTATGGCCTTTCCAGTGTCTCGCCACCAGTCCAGTAGCGTTCAGATATTGATTCAAGTCCAGCAGCTAATCTGCATATTCGACACTTAGCCGCTTTCATCTTCCATTTACCACATTGGTCGCACCGGACAATATCGTCCTCTTTGGCCGTTACGCGATCTGCTGGGTAGATGATTCTTTGCATAAAGCACCTTTGGCACTCGACTAGCCAGACTTCCTCAGGTGCTTCTGCAATATCACTAGCATCGTATTTATGTAGCTCAATATGCGGAGTAACTAACTTGCAAGCTGAGCAGATAAATGGATGAGCGTCACTTCTCATTTCTGAAAGACCCAGTGCCCATCTGAACCAACTCTCATCCACTTTGCAGGATGACCAGACTTAAGAGTAGGACATACCCAGCCCCTATACTCCTTGCCTTCTTTAGTGCCAGTCTTTAACACCATTGGCCCATCTCCACCAGAGCAGAGCGGTATTTCATCAATTATCTCAGCACCTAATTGATTTGCGATTGCACTTACATCCCAAACAATTGGCTCAGGGTCATTAGGGCGTTGTTCTTTTATGAATTCCGCAAGAGCTGGCTTAGTCGTTTCAATTGCCTTCTTTGGGCTTTGTTTAGTCTTAGCGAAGTATCCAGCGAGGTTAAGTGCGCGTCCCAACGCTCCAGTTTCCGCAAGCTCGAGTGCATATTGCTTGGATTTAGACTCACTGGATAAACCTGTAGTCCAAGGGTGTAAGTCAGCTTCAGTGCGATATAACTCAGTTTTAATGATATAGACATCACAATTAGCCACAAGCGACTCCGCCAAGATATGAGTCTTGATTCGATAATCTGGATAAGCATTTATAAACTCCTTTAATCGGTCTTGAACTGAAACATAATCATCAAGGTAATTCGACATTTAACTTCTCTCTCCCTGCGAAATTACTTATCGCATCGTCTAACTGTTCTTTCAATGAATAAAATGTGCCATCTGGCCAGTTCTGTGCTTCATCGGCGCAAGGCTGGCAATAAAACCTGACTTGTGCTTTGCGAAGCGGTGTCTCGCTTTGGACTTTCCAGACTGCTGGAGTCATAGCTCTCAAATCCCAGCCGTTCTTATTTGTCCCCCAGCGATATTTGCAGTAATCGCAGTATTGATTTTGATTATGATTGCGAGTCAGACTCAATGTCGTCCCAATCTTCTGGAGTAGAAAATCTGCATCGACCCAAGATAGCGGCGTATCCAATGAGATCGAGATACGAATCCTCGCGCTCTGGACTTTCCACCATTCTTGAGAGTTTTGTTGCAATAGCAATAAGTGCCAATTCAGATGGGTCTCTGAGCTGAATACCGAGTGCTCTCGCGATTTTGTAAATGCGTAGAAAATTGTGCCTCGGGTCTCCATACTCAATCCCTCGGTCGAATAAGGTAGCACCAGCTTCTTCAAGCCATTCACTTAACGATTTCTGTGTATCGGACACTTGACCTGCCTCTCTTATAGCCTTCATTAAAAGCTTTGGCTTTGGCTGAAGTAACTAGACTCCAGATATAAAGGCCGATAAATGGAACTCCAATGATTATTCCTACTACTGCTTCATCAGATAAATTAGGCAACATCTGCACTCACCCCATATTTATCGAGCCAGTATGCAGATATTTCAGCCTTAGATAAACGGCCTCTTAGCTGCTTCTTACCCATCCGCTCTTTAGCGAATCGTCTGATTATTGATCCCTTAACCCAATTTGTCTCATCAGTCCAAGCACCAGCTTGCGAGTCAAATCGAATAAGAGCTACTTTATTTACCATTTTGCTCCCGTTCTGTAATCCGTAAATGGATTAACGGGCCAAATGTATTTGATTAAATCTATTTAGACCAGCAATAAGTCGGCGAGTCGTATATCTAAAAAACCAGCAAGTCGCTCATTAGTTGCTTTATTGCCGAAGTCAGTAGTTATAGGCAACCGCTTTAAAGCCCATTCAGGCTCGGTTATAGCCCCTAAATCAAACTGATAGACCCCGTGAGGGGTTGAATTGATATAAAGGGTCTTAGCGCCCGTTCTAGCCCTTATATCGGCCAGATAATCCCACTTCTTCTTCTCAATCATCAAAGTATCGTAATGAGTCCTACGGCATTTGAGCTCAATATAGGAATTGTGGGTAATGCCATCTGCTCGGTCGGTCGCTGATAGGGGCGTCAAGTCTGGATAAAGCGACTTGAGAGCCTCAAAGAGCTCAACCTCTCGGAAGTAGATTAGTTGTCCTCTTCTCCATCTTCCCAACCAATCTTCCTCATTGGGTCATCAAGTGGCACTATCCAATCGGGATAAGAGCTGCGATCCATAGCAAAGGCCAAGGCAGTGCCTTCATCCATTCCTGCTCTGCGACAAGCCTTATAAACTTCATTGGCAGCAATAGCCCAGAAATCAAGCTTTGTTAATGGGGTTTCTTTAGTAGTCCTGCGTCTCTTTGGACGCTTGACTGGCTTCTTACTTACGCGCTTTCGCGTTGCCATTTCTGACCCCTTTCGCTAGGGCCAATTCTAGCTGAGACTCCATTTTATCAAGGCGCGACACTATTGGAATATTCTCCAATTTGATTATGTAGCGAAGGCCAGCAATCAGTAAAGCAATAGATCCCAATACTGAAGCAACTAAGGTTGCAAGCTCGGGCGCTGGCATTACTTGACTTTGCCGTAACGCTCATAATTTGGGTTAAGCCAATTGATGATGCTAGGCAAGACTGATACGAGAGCTGCATTGGCAATTGCATCGACATCTAGGCCGACTGCTAGATAGGTCGCTAGTGCCGTTGCTAGGAATGTCTTGGCCCAGCTCTCTGCCATTTTCTTTAAGTCGCTCATTAGCTTCTCCTTCGAGGTTGAAAAAACTGCCATCTTTGTCTCCCAAAGTTGTAAATGAAATATGGAAATGCGACCGGTGAGGATTGGAGCCTCTGTAAGTTCTGCGCTTCCATCCAAGTATCGGACTCATAATCTTTCCATCGTAGATTATGTATTTAATTCGCTTATCGCCCTTCTTGGCTAACTTGCGAATTTTTTCAACTAGCGCGTAAGCCTCTTCTTTGTGAGCTGATAAATCAGCATCAATATCTAAAGCTCTAACGATTCCATCGACTGGTATATGGTCAGAACTGCCTTTAGCAAGGTGGCGAGCGTCAGCAATCCAGCCGTCAGACTTCCTATCGCGATCAGGATAATCGTCATCGATTTGCTCCCGAAGCTGAATACCTGCTGCGCATAGTCTCGTCATTATCTTTATAGATTGTGCTACGCGGTAGGCTTGCCTAGGCTTAGTCCATCTGGAATTGGCTTGGAATAATCCCATTTGGCTATGTAGGCAGGTTGTCCATCACTATCATCTTGAAGCATAATTGTACAATCAGCAAAAAATTGACCATCAGCTAATTCTGGATAAATAGCAATTATTTCATCAAATAAACTCATATTAACTCCTAATCCATATTGATTGAAAGAATACTTTTCGGTCAGTTCCGTAATTTGTTGTTGCTGCACCAGTACCACCGTAAGCATAAATTTCAAAATAATCTGTTGTCCCGTTAGCATATACTAAAGTACAATTGCTACCCCATACATTCAAAGTAGTTTCTCTGAAACCAAAATGATATACTGACCCATTCTTATACAATGCCGCCTGATTTAAAGTTCCATTTGCTTCAACAACGCAACCATAGTTTATTTGATAATATCCTGATTTATTAGGTGTAAATCTATAATTTACTGAATTATCGTAGCAAGAATCGGTATCCCAATCTTCTACTTCAATTCCTACTTTTGTCCAAGTGACTGTGGTTAAAGTTCTTTGTGTATTCGAATAAGCCGCAAAGGTTGGGCCAGAAGATGCAGCAGGAGCAGCCCACTTAAGACCTGTAGTTTCCGCAGAATCCGCAGTTAAAACTGTTCCGTTAGCGCCAACACCGAGACGCGCATCAACTGTTGAGAAGGTAAATACATCGCCTTTAGTTGTTAATGGTGTTTGATCTGTCGGAGTCGCCCAGCTTGGAACTCCAGCTGCAACTGTTAAAACTTGCCCTGCTGAGCCAATAGCCAATCTAGTGTTTGTGTTGCTGGTCGCTGAGCGATAAGCAATATCTCCAAGCGTTGTTTCAGGATTTAGCGCCTTGGTGGTTGTATCGATTGAGCTGCCAAGGGTTCTTATGGCAGCTGCGCCATCCTTGACTAAATCTGTATCGTCTGGAGTTTCCCAGTTGTAATTCGTTGTATTGGCCATTAACTAATAACTCCTATCGCGTCTTGCCATTCTAGCGTATTGAGAACACTATTCCAGCTTTCCGCTGCATTGACTTGAGCCCATTGTTGGGCAAAGGCCGAGAACTCTGTTGGGGTAGCTAAGAAGGTGACTGAGAGGCCAGAGACGGAAGCGTTGAAAGTCCAGCCCTCAATAAAGCCAGTAAATTCCCCACCTAGGATATTAAGGGGCAGGTTGGTAATTCTGACTGGCTGACCCATAAAAATATTAAGCAAGGCATCTCGGTCGGCGTTATCAATCTCTGGGGATTGCAACGCAAATGTGATCGATTGGAAGGTGTTTCTAGGCCAAGCGCGAAGCTGAATTAGGCGATCTGCTACATCCTCGACATCAGCCGCGTTCTTTAGGTAACTGTTAAATTGCTCGGCAAATAGGCCGTATTCGGCCTGAGAGTCTAAATCCTGAGCGGTATAGGAGCTATTAAAATTGTTGCCATAATCCATAATTATCTTATTGCTTAAATCGCCTTGGCGCTGAATTACGCCGATGCCAGAAGCGATGGCGTGAGAAGCGTCTAAGTCTGTGTAGCCATTGGCTATTAAATAATCTTGGCGATGACTGGCATCAGCATAGTTAATATTGCCGTTGGCATCTTCATACATATAGCCAAGAGCTGAACTAGCAATTTGATTGATGATTGGGTAGATTATGCTATCGGTAATTTGACGGCTAACCATCGTATATTCGCCAGCATCAATTTCTCCAAAGCCAATATTGCCAGCTTGCGCCCAAGTTTCTGTAGCATTGTAAGTTGCCCAAGTTTCCGCTGGTGGCAATTCATTCCAACTAGATAGCAATAGTTCATCTAGTAAATCCGTAATCTGCGCGCCGTCTAAACCTTCTGCTAAATTGCCATTAAATATTGCTCTTTGCGTTCTAGCCAAAGCTCCAATAGCCGTAATTCTAAGGCTAGTAATTACCGCGCTAGATCCTGCGCTTCTGACGATTTGCCTTAAGTCTGAAATGCGACCGCCAAAAATAGAAACATAAGCGCCAGTAGTATCTTTGACTTCAATAGTTACTGCGGTGTTAATACTAAAATCATAATTAGTGCCATCGGTATTTATTATTTCTAGCGAGCAATACCCTGCTGGAGTAGGTGAGTTAATATCCTGACGGCCAGAGGTAATAGTTAGGTTGCTTAAAGTAACCGAGGTTAATTCGCTGCCATTGACTAGAATCTTCCAATCGGGAGTCCAAAGCGTCATAGGATTTGAGCCGAAGTCCTTAGATCGCCAGCGCCAGTAGTTCCGCGATTAGTTGAGTTATTGAGCGCCAATATGACTGCTCTGGTAAATCCTTCTTCATCGATAGCTGATGGAGCATTTACATTGACTATAACATTGCCGCGTTCTTCTCCAGCTCTGACGGCAGCAACATTAAATCCAGATGGAATTGCATTACCGCTTGGCACTAGCGTTGAGGGGGCGCTAGGAGTAGTAGCTGATGGAGCGCTTGGAGTAGTAGATGGCTTAGGAGCTGCTGCGATGCTTGGGCTTGGAGCAGTAGCAATCTTTGGAAGTGTTGAGCTGCTAGGAGTGCTGGGGGCTGAGAATGATGGCTTGGAAATAGTAGATACATTAGGCAGAAGTGGGACGGCATTATAGGCGCGAATAAGAACATTTATTGCATCAATGGCAAAATTAACTGCGCTCTTAATTCCATTAACTACTGCGCCAATTACATCAAGAATTCCACCTGCGACTTTACCAATAAATCCAAGTGCTCCACCAAGGTTATTTATTAAAACTGGAACTACAAAGTCTTTAATAAAGTTATAAAGAATAGTTAGAGAATCTTTATTTCTAGCAATTGCATCAGTAACTGGCTTTAGTGCTGCGTCTTTGAACTCAATAAACTTTGGAATAACTGTGTTTATAAAATAATCCAAAAGTCTTTGAAGGGTAGGCAATAAAGCAGCTCCTACTGATTCCTTGGCTTCATCAAAGCCGACTTTAAGTCTTGCTATTTGACCTTCAAAAGTATTGGCTTGAACTGTAGCTGCTCCACCAAAGGTATTTGCTAATTGCTTAACTGTGCCTTCTAATCCAAGGGTCTTTATTTCGGCGGTTGATAAGCCAACACCTAAACGGCTTAAAGAGCTTGTATTGCCTTCATAGGCTTTACCTAGGGCATTAGATACAGTCTCAACACTCTTACCAGTAGCAGCTGAAATATCTAGGGCTAGCGTTAATAAATCTTGCGACTTAGTTACTGATCCTGTTGCAGTTGCTAGGCGCTGAAGAGCTGGGCGCAATTGGTCATCAGCAACGCCAGTAGCTAGTGAGGTCTTAAGTATTTGCTCCTCGACTGCTGAAATCTGAGCTTGGGTTGCGCCAGTAACATTCTTAAGAGCATTGGCTAAGCGAAGTTGTGCAGCCTCATCTTCAATGGCTGCTTTAACGCCATCAACGGCTAGCTTGACTGCATACGCTGCTGCTGCCGCCGCTGCTGCTGCGAAAGCGGCTGCTGCAACCTTGCCAAACTTTTCTAACTTACCGCCAAAGCCTTCAACCTCTTTAGAGCCAGTATCAAGATTTTTCTTGAGATCAGCAACATCAGCAAGAATTGAAAGCTTGAGGGTTCTACTGCCAGCCATTACTTATCCCACTCTTTCAATATCTTGGAGAATGCTTCTTGCCATTTTTTAATCAATTCAGGCTGAATCTTACGAAGGGTTGGGTAGATAAAGTAGCCAGCGTTTCCGCGACCTTTGCTCGGTGTTCTTCTGGGGAACTGACGCAAGCGATTACTTCCAAATTCATAACCCGCCC